TCTAGGTCGCCGTTAAAATCTACGTTGCCCGCTACTGTAAGCGTTGTAGCCATGTCAACAGCACCATCAATGTCAACAGCGTCAAGGTTAGTTGTTCCGTCTACATCTAAGTCGCCATTAAAATCTACGTTTCCTGTAACCACAAGGGTTCCACCAACAATAAGATTGCCAGTAGCTGTCAGGCTGTCAATGTAAGCGGCTTTAAAACGCAGAGCATCTGTGCCAAGGTCTACGTCACTATCGGTCACAGGATATACTACACCGTCTTCAATGCGTACTTGTTCAACGGCTGTACCGCCTACTTCTACAAAGACGCTCCAGCGGTTGTTGGTGCTGTCAACTATAATCTTGTTTTTAAAATCTGCATCACCAATGATTTCAATGTTACCACCTTCACCAGCTCCACCATCATGTTGGTGTCCGGTTGTACCTGCCGCAGCATACGCAAAAGCATTTACCAGTTGGTTGTATTCGTCATTAAAAAGCGATGCTGTAATAGTGTCGCCATCTGTAAGAGTGCTTTGTCGTGTATAACTTGTTCCTGCCATCTGGGTTATCTCCTGCCTGCTGGGACGTAATTTATGTATAAGCCGTTAATTGCGTAAGGCGCGCTTTGGTCTACGCTGCTGATTCTAAAGCTACAGGCATGACCGCTACCCTGTATGGCTTGTCGAAGCATTGGGTCGTTACTTGCTCCAAATATAGTGTCTCCAAAAACTGAGACTCCAAAAATAGCTGGAAAAGTTACAGAGTCTAAAACGTAATCAGGCGGCTGAGGTATTGCTGGGTCTTCGTAATCGTAACGCACTCTAAGTGTTGGTTGAACTTCGCCTTCAGGTGTAATAGAGATTTTTGCGTAATGTAAAGTCTTTCGAGTTCCAATATCACCAAAGTCATAATTGGGTGTTGAATATTGTGCTTCAATATTAAAAGCTACAGCGTCTTGATAAAAACTGTTGCCTTTGTCGTGATTATAAATAAAGCCATCGCCATCACCGTGAAACGCTTTCTCTACTCCATTTGAACTAAAGCCTGCTTTAAAGCCAGTAGCTTGGATGCCTTTTGTTTCAGACCATTCAAAACCGTTAGCAGTTAAAGTTCCTATAATGCCTTTAGCAACTTTTATAGATTCTCCATCTATAGTATAAAATAATCTGTACTGAGACTTGCTTCTTAACACTGAGCTTGTTATTGTATACGTATCAATTGCCTTGGCAACGTCTGAAGTAATGGATTGTATTTGTCTACTTACTGAACCTAACTCAACGTCACCAATACGAGATGTACCAGCAACAGAACGAATGCCATCTGGACTTAGGAATACCAAGTCACCGCCGATTTCTTGAATACTCTGGGCACTCAAACAACCTACGTTCTGTGTAATAGGTACAATAGCAATATTGTTAGCATCATTAATGTTAATAAGCTTGTGTAAACTGTTACGACAAAAGATGATCAAGTCATCTCGAAAGCTTTTAAGTCCAATCACCTGATCGGATAGTTTTATGTTGCCAGCTCCAGCGCCATTAAAGTTTTCAGGCTCAAAGTTATGACTGTAATAAATAGTATCTTTAGCTGCACCAGCTCCAGCAACTACTAAGTGATGGTCATGCACAGCACATGTAGAAGGAGCATGTGTATTAGTTACTGAAATTTCTTCTGCAAAAAAAGTGCGAGTAGTTAAAGCTCCAGCACCTTCCATGTGAAAGTAAAAAGGTTTATTTACTCCATCACAAATAATAATCTGACCGTAGTCAGTGTTTCCTTCGTACAGCGCGAAGCTAGATTGTAGCTGACCTGTTCGAGCGTCTAAGCTTCTTCCAGTAAATGTAGAATAGTTATCGCCGTTTGCATGAACCGAAGCCCTATTAATCTGCAACCAACTAGCTCCATCAACACTAAAGAAAATGCCATCGCCTGAACATACTATAATTCCGTCTGCGTAAACTTCAAGTCCTAGAACTTTATTATTTCCATTTGGCTTAGTATTGCCAAAAGGCGCGTAGCCGTTTATACGGCGATAGCCACCATCAGGATCTACTTCAAAGTTTAAAAGCTTTGTAGCTAATCCGGGCTGGGCAAGCATCTCAAGCTGGTTAAGGTTAGTGTTTAAACCTCCTTTGCATGAGATACCATAAGGTTGGGAAGCTGCCATATTATACGAATCTCATTCTGTCGTCTTTAATGTAAGTTGGCGAAGGCTCAATAAGATTTGAACGCATGCTACGTAAACCCTTTTTATAATCTTCAAGTGCAAATGCAGCAGCTTGTGGGTTATCTTTGAACTGCCAAATATAATATCGTGATTTAGCTAAAAGAACTGAACTATACATCTCAGGAAATACAAGAGTATCTGAGTATGCAGTTAATTTTGTAGGGAGTGTCCACGCATAGAACCACACGCGGTATGCCTTATCAGGGATAGGGCTTAGTCCAAACTTGCGGCTGTCAGGACTTCTAATAACTCTGTTGGGCTGACCGTATTGTTGCGTGTCAGCATCATCTAAATTTTCGGAGACTCGTCTAAAGTCTTTCCATGCTTCGGTAGTCATAAAGCGCAAGTTGCTTCCCACGAAAGGAGCTGTCTCGCCGTTGACACCTACTGTTGTAAGATAAAAATTATCCCAATCAATAGAACCGTAGTCAGTTGTAACGCTATCGCTTGCAGGCTTTAGCTCATAAAAGCGTGTCCCTTCTACTGTTTCAACATACGTGTTGCCGTACATTGGATCTACATCACCGCTTTCAGCAGCAGATAAAAAAGGCCATTGAGGTTCTTCAGTTATAATATCAAAGTATGCACGATTGATAGAATCTTTTACATGTTGTTGAACTCCTACCGATGTCGCAAAAGAACCAGCCGTTAAAGTGACTTCATTCAGTTCGCGTAAAAGCTCGTTAGTTAGATCTAAGTAGGATGTTGACATGTTTATTTAGCCTGTGTGGTTTCTAAAGTTGCTGTTTCTTTCTTGCCCCAGATTGCATCATAATTATCTTCGTACTTCTTTTTATTCTCTGGCTTGTACCAACTTCCTGTGTCACCTAAAATCTTCCCTGTTTTTTTACCTTTAATCATTAAAGGTTTTGAATTACTTCCTATAATTGCCATGTTACCTCTCAAAGATCAGAGGGGCTTTTACACCCCTCGTCTCTAGTTTGTTGCTTAGTCGATACCGTAGAACGCTGATACGAGTGCATCAGGACGCAGTACTTTAGCACCGTAAACGTGCAGACCACGGCAGATGTCACCAAAGCTATCTGGGTCACGGAGGACTTCAGTGCTGGTAATAGTCTGTGCAGTTGCAGTAGAGCTAACGTGACCAGCAAGGATCTGACCGGCTGCGTTAGAAGTGGCGGGTACGTTGTTAGACTTGTACATGTCAAAGCCACGCAACTTGCCTGAAGATACCAGACCGTTACGGATAGAGCCTTGACCAGCATTAAAGTCAACAGACATCAGCTTAGAGCTAGACTGAGAGAGCTGCTCGTAGAAGCTAGGTGGAGCTAGGAACCAGCGACCTTCTTCTGGGATGTTCTGCTCGTCAAGAAGACGGGCCATGTGAGCCATGATATCCAGAGGATCGTGTTCGTTAGAACCAAAACCAAGATCCAAGTTACCAGTGCCGTCAAAAGTACCAGCAGCTAGGTCAGTAGCATTGTCGCTACCAAGGATGTGATTAGGAGTTGAAGCTGAAACACCAGCAAACATCTTAGCAATTACGCCAGCATCGAAAGCATCACGCAGAGCGTAAGCAGCAGATGAGGAAGCAACTTCTTTAAAGTTTACGTGAGACATTGCAGTTTCAATATCGTCAACTTTAAATTTAAAGGCGTTAGCCGTATCTACGATCAAAGTAGTTTCTACGTCAGTCAGTTTAGTTTGTGTTACGTCTGCACCACGCTCATACTGATAAACAGTGATTTCAGGCTCTTTGATGATCTTTACAGAATCGCCATAGGCTGAGATTTCACCAGCATAATCAGTGTTAGTAATAGCTTCAGCTACAGAAGACTTTCGGAAGAAGTTAAGAACCTTCTTAGAAAAGATTGAGGGCAAGAAAAACTGGCCGGTTTGACCTGTGCCGTCACTAGCGAAGTTACCGTTGGTGGTGGTGCCTTGTTCAAATGTTGCGTCACTTACGTTATAAGCCATGTTATGTTACTCCAAAAAAAGACAATTTAATTAAGGTGCTATTCTGCCTTCCATTACGGCTTGGTCGATTTCACTTTCGTATTTATCGAACTGAGCCATAGACAGTTTAGCAATTTCCCGTTGTGACCAAATCTTTGGTTCCTTAGCATCTATCTGAGTAGTCCGTGTGGATACCATGTCTGCTGCGGAAGATTTGGGAGCTTGTGATTTCTTTGTCTTTTGCTTAGAACTTGTTTGAATACCATTTTCCATTTTATAAAAATCAATAGCTTTGATAGCTAAGCCAACATTGTCAGGGTTATTATAGATCCAATCCTGAATTGCTTCGGGTTGTTCTTTAGCCCAAACATGAAACTTTTCATCACCACGAATTTCTTCAAAATCAGGGTGCTTACTTTTTAGAGTCTCTTCTGCTTCTCTTCGTTGAATAGCTGATTCTCGTTCTTCGATCACAGACATCTTTGTTTTGATAGCTTGGAGCTGCTGTTCACTTTGTAAGTGTGCAACAGTTTCTACAGTTTCATATAGATCAGGGTACTGCTCTCTAAAATTTTCAAGATCTTCAGTTGACTTAGGCGGCGCATATGCTGGTTGCATTTCTGTTGCTGCTGCTGTAAGTTGGAGTTCTTTCTGTTTAAAGTCGGC